AGACATTCCTCCCGATACGGCATTCGAACGACATCAGAAATTAATCTTGATCGATTACCAGGAGCCCTAGAGGAGATTCCATTTCTCCCCTGTCTGGAAGCTTTCGCTTTCCGAGGACGTTGGGGCCCAACAAAGTTGGCACCCTTTTCCATTTTCATGGCACGAGACACGTCTTTTCTCGCTTTCTGTAACAACTTGCGCTCTGCACGTGTAGCAGCAAGTGTTTTCGGTCCCATCATACTTGACATTTTAGATAAAGTATGATTTAATTACTTGTTTAAATAAATATGTGTTTAAATTTAATTTTTTTCCAAAGTTCTATTTTGGAATTGGAGGCGCGACCTCCTCTTTAAACAGCTTGCATTCAAACATAAAGAAATTCTCCGCACTCCACACTTTACAAGGGCTTGTGACCTTCGCTAAACCGGCGGTGTTACGGATTGGTTACCGTAACGGAGGGGAGAATTTATAATAAAGATGTGGTGGAAACTATTCGATGTTCCTCATCCTCATCTATTTCTTCATCAATGACCATGGCTCGACGCAATGGTTCATAATTCAATTCATGTGGCAATTTTTTAATCTTATTCAACATCTCTGAATATTCTTTTTCATGTTCAGGAGTCAATCCATAAATATCATATATCATTTTCCATGTATTAACATTCATATCATATGGACAATCACTTTGGATCTGGTAGCTCTGGTGTTTTTTCATTTGAGCTGAAATGAAAACTTCTTTGCCTGAAGTCAATTCCATTTCTTTCTTAACTATCAATCTTTTAAATGGAACCATGGAACAATCAAATTGTTTACCAATGGCATCGCCGCGAATAAGGCGTCCAATATCCATACCTTGAGGAGGATTGCAATAGTAGCCTTGTTTAGCCATTGTACGGCCTAATTTCGGGGCAAGAACAACACATTCCTTACCTTCCGACTCACAAGGATAAAATCTACTAGAGCAAAATGTACTCCTATAACGGGAATTATAATCAAAAAACTTCGGCTCAAACACCATGCCAAAATTTTTGAACTCTTGAACTATATCTAAACCTTCTACGTATTTTCGTGGTATAATCAACAAATTATCATCACCCAAAAGTAACAATAAAAATGTTGTGAGAAAGTCAGATAAAGACATGTTTGAACCCTTCTTGTTGACCAAATGATCATATAATATAAATAGGTAAATAAAACCTTGAAGGGAGGTATTATCACACGATGTTTCCTGATCACCACTATTTCTGGTACCATCAACTGAATAGGAAAAACCAAAAGTGCCAAAAGCCTTTTTTGCAATTAAAGACTGTTTGAGTTCTAACAAATTACGAGGACATCCCAGCCATCTATGAATATCTATCATAGTCTCAGTTGCCGGTCTTGAGATAGTTGTATCAAACATCTCAAAATCACCCTCAATAATAACACAATCGGAAATTTCCGAACATGCAGATTCGAACATTGCTCCAATTTCATGACCTCGATAACCACTTGCGTATACTAAACCGCGAGGCCCATCCCATTTTTGTTTCAAAAATTTGGAATA